GGGCCCACAGGCTACCTTACTAACTGGTCAAATCGGTCAAATCGGTAACACTCCAGTTCTAGTATCTGGTGAGTTCGATGCCCGTGTTGGTGGTTCAAGCTCTACAAATACTAACATCGGTGCTATCTGCTTCGCCCCAGCTAACTTCTTAGCCGGCAATCAGCGTGGTCTACGTGTTGATACACAAGAACTAGTTGAAACTCAACGTCGTGTTCTAGTTGCTTCACTACGTACTGGTGTAACACAAATCTCTAACGTCGTATCTGGTGTCACCCATCAAGGTGTTTCCACACTACGTCATACTTGATTTTTAATTGAGTTAAAGATAAGGGCTTCGGCCCTTATCTTTTATTAGTACATTGTGTGTACTAATAAAAGATACAAAGGAATTTATAAAATGGCTACAAATTTAATAACGCGTGCTGAATATAAAACCTATGTAGGTATTACTAGCACTACGTCAGATGCTGAGATCGATCTACTAATCACTAATGTGTCTGCACTAATAAAGTCTTATTGCCGTCAAACCTTTATTGACTATGTTGACGAGGCCAAGGTAGAACGCTTTAATGGTGGTAATTTTAACGTATTTTACTTAAAAGAATATCCTGTTATTGCTATCACTAGTGTTGAGTACAGCAGCGATTACGGAGCTACTTATACCGCCCTAACTGAGTATACAGACTGGGTATACGATAGCAGCGTTATCGGCATTCGTTCCCTATCTCCGGTAGGTTTTACTAACACAATTAATGGTTATAAGGTTAGCTACAACTGCGGTTATGAGACTGTTCCTTTAGACTTAAAAATGGCTATTATGGATCTAGTAACTTACTACCGTAAAAATGACAGTGCTGTTCATACACACAAGCTGGCCAATCCAAATACAATGCAGGTTGAGTATATTGCAAGTAGCAATTTCCCTGCACACATTAAGCGGATTCTAGACCTTTATACTGCGGACTTCACCTAATATGTCATTAGCAGATTTTAGTTCGGTTATGAAAGCTAGAGCTATGCTTAATCAGGATACCTCTAGTATTGAAGGACACGTTCTACAAGGGGAGCTAAAAGCCTGGGAAAAATCAATAGAAGCTAGTTATAGTCAGGAAGGCCTTGCTGGTCTAGCCAGCCTACAGATGGATGACTTGTTTCCTATCGATAAACAAACTGGCAAGCCCAAAGTAGGATCAAGAGCAACGTCTAAACTTAGAGTTGCCGGCATGAAAAAAGGTAATACTAATTTCATAGTTACGGATGCTAATTTAAAACTAATGTGGCAACAAGAAAATCTACCTATACCTAAAATAGATGGTATTAAAGTAACAATGGGAGATAGTTTCACTAGTAGTATAGACTCTTATACTTTATTAGATGCATTTAATGTATGGTTAATAAATACTAAGCACGTTACCCTTTCTTCAGCAGATATGTTGGCTGGAAAAACCAAGAAAAGTTCTTATTATACTTATAATAAAAGTAATGTTGAGTACTTTGGGGAATCGGACGCCCGGCAACCTAAACTAAACCCTACAGTAAATGCTATACGTATTAAGCAGACTGGACATACTCAAACAGCTAGAATAATGTATAACTTTCTAGTAGCATGCGGATACCACGAAGACTATAGTACGTTTAGTACTAATTATGAAATAGGACATATAGACTCCCAAGCGCATATGAAGGCTCACATTACTAGAGCTGCTAAAAATAGAAGTGCATCAGCCTACTCTGGCGGGTTAATAGATAAGCTACTACAATTACTTAAATATTTAGATCTTGGTTCTAGTAGTTTAAAACCTAGGCATTCGGGTGTAACAGCAGCCATTAATAAAAACCTACAAAATGGCAGGGCAGCTATGAATGTAGAAATACAGCCAACTGGATTTGGTCCAAAAGGACAAAAAGATCTTATTAGTAATCAAGGATCTGCAGACCTGTCCCATGCCCTTAATATTGTATCTATATTGAAGAATCTAGGCTCCACAGCCTCAAAAGTAGATGTAGGCGAACAACCTATTGAGTTGCGTACTCTAGGTGCAAGTGTTAATGCAATAGCTAAAAATCTAAATACTCTATATAAGAATTACTATAAAAATAAAGAAGCTATACAAATCACACTAAATAACTTTAGTAAAGACCCTAAGCTAGCGCAATTCCTGCTAGGATTAGAAAGCTCTGATTCTATTAGAACTTTTATTAAAAAGTCAGTAGTTAACTCCCTAGACCCTAAAACTGCTAAACCTGTATTTAAAGCTAATATAAAGGGCGTAAATATACTTAAACTAGATAATAGTTTAAGCAATAAATTGATACAGGATAATAAAAAATTAACTACTAATGTAAAACAACAGCTGAGTAAAGTTAAAGCACTAGCTGCTAAAGCTAAGACAGCTAAAAGTAGTAGCGATAAAAAACCTGCAAATACTGGACCTAACTTTACAATGCCTCCCCCACATGCAAGTGGCATTAACTCCCTAATTAGATTACAATATCTAATTAATGGAAAACTAGCCACAGAAATTCAACATAATATGGGTACTGGTAGCTCTAAAAAGGTACTTAATTACCGTTCTGGTAGATTTGCAGATTCTGTTAAGATAGAAAGAATGTCAGAATCCCGCGCAGGTATGATTACTGCTTTTTATAGTTATATGCGTAACCCCTACGGCACATTTGCTGAAGGTGGCCGCCAAGAATCCCCCGCCTCAAGAAACCCTAAACTCTTAATTGCTAAGTCAATTAGGGAATTAGCAGGTGCTGAGGTCGCAAACAGAATGAGAGCCGTGTTAGTATGACTAAGCGTACTTCGATTACAAAAGCTTTAGTAGAAAAACTAAAGACCGCACTAGATGGTACAAACTATACTAGCAATATCTTCAATAATGCTTACCCTAAGATCAAGTTTTGGGATGAAGTCGAAGATTTCCCTTGTATTTATGTAACGCCCGGTTCAGAAGCCCGAGAATATATGCCCAGTGATTTTACCTGGGGATTTCTAGGCATTAGCATGAAACTATACTGCCATGGCGAGTTTGCCCAGGAAGAACTAGAACAGTTATTACAGGATGTTGAAGACGTCATTGACGCAAATAGAGTGTTGGTATACGATGATACGAACAACTACGAAACAACCGAAATTTTATTAACCTCAATAACAACAGATGAAGGCCTCTTAGCGCCTTACGCAATTGGAGAGATAAATCTGCAAGTGCGTTATGTAGTCATGTAAATAGGCAACCGCCACCATAAAGCTCTAGTACATGGGCTTTACCAAATCAGGAGATATAAATGGCAAATTTTAACCTTGTACGTAATAGTAGAGTATTCTTTACTACAAACGTAAATGCAACAACCGGCAAAGCCGCAGATACCCTATACACCACAACAAATTCCCAAGAGCTAACTATTCTTGATGGTTTTAGCTTCTCACAAACAACAAACGCAGATACTGTAACACTTAATGAAGCCGGTACCGCTCCAGCTCGTGGACAGCGCTCTTTCAATACTTCACTAAATCCTGTAGACTTTTCGTTTAGTACTTATATTCGTCCAAATATAAACACAACAGTAAAAGCCGAAGAAGCCTGTCTATGGAACGCTCTATTTGGTAATGTTGCTATCGGAGCAACCCTTGTTGGTGCTACAGTAACGGGTTCAGCAACTTGCTCTGCTGCTACTTATACCGCCCCGGTACTAAATGTTTCAGGCCCTAGAATTGCTATTACAATGGCTGGTGTTACTAGTACTACTACAGCAGGATCAGCAACTGGATCTATTCTACTTGTTGGTGAGATCGTTACTATTAAGGGTGCCATCGGTGCAGGTGCTAATGTATGTAATGCTCCAGCAAAGGTAATTAGTGCAGGCGCTACTATAGTTTTAGAGTACCTAAGTGAACCAGCAAGCGTACCAACTACAACAAACTTTGCATCAGCTGCAATATCTTTTGTTCGTTCTTCATGGGTTGAAAATGCAGCAGTTGCAGCAGATACCGGCTATGTTGCGGCGTATACTGAAGCTAACGTTGGTCGTTCTAACGTAAATCAGCTACTACCTTTTGCTTTAATGATGACTGTTGACAACATTACTTATGCTATTGACAATTGCGTTATGGATCAGGCCACTATCGATTTCGGTTTAGATGGTATTGCTATGGTACAGTGGACAGGTAAAGCCTCTGGTTTACGTCAAACAGCCTTCACGATCACATACAGCGCCGATCCCAACCCAGTAATCACAGGTATTGCCGGAACTGCAGCAACTGCAGCAGGTACAATTGCTGGTAAGCTAGCTATTACAAGTACTAAGTTCATTACAAACAAGCTAAGCACAGTAGCCCTTATTAGTA